CATTGTATGATACATCACCGTCGTATGCTTTGCTCAATGTAATAACTGGTGTGGTGCCAGGCTTTATTTCACTAAAGTTGGCAACAAAAATCTGATTACGGATCGCTATGTTTGAATCGTTGGCGAATATGATTCTCGCGCCGTCAAACAAATCGTTCAGATTGCCGTCCGGAAAGTAAGCAGTGATTCCAGCTACCTGAGTTAATGCATCAGTTGCAGTAAAGTCCATATAGTCAACCGGTGCCTTGCCTACGGCTCCTGAATTAAACAACTTGATGTTAGCGTAGTATTCGATGATTGGGCGCTTCGCCCGGGCAGTGTTGCCGGATAGTGCAGCCTTGACCATTGGACTATTATCATTATTAGCCAGAACAGTGTTCAGAGTGTCTACGTGGAACCAGCGATTACTACGACTCCATGCATTTTTACTGATGCTATTGCGATTGATAGTAATGTAGTCGCTATCCGCAGGCACAAATAATGCGTTACCATATGCATCAGTGTCATATGATACATTATCAAACGGAGCAAAGAATCCCTGACCAAATGGTTCGGGTACTAATTGTTCGCTTACCGGGAGTAATGCAATACTAGTTCCTACCCCTTCAACATAATATTGATCGGAGGTGTAGTTAGCTGGTGCTACATTACCATTGAACTTTACTTTTAATCCATTCGTAAACTTAACACCGTTCGGGCTAGTGTATGTCTTCTTACCTATAATGTCACTGATATTAATTGCAGCAACGCTAGGTGAATCAATTAACTTAATGATACCAAATTGTCCCGGGTTAGTGCCGTCTTGGTAGTACAACACATCTAAGTTAGCAGTGATGATAGGTACTAATAATATTTCTCCGTGTGCATTACGAACAAACGTTCTAGTAACATATTGCTTACCATATTGTGCTGTGATACGTTGATCGTTAGGGATGATACCATCTTCATATACGGTAACCACCGGGTCTAGCTCGTCACCTACGTATTTTAGTTTGTAAAAATTATCATTGATTGAGGTCAGGCCACCTTCTTCTAGCCCACCTGAATTAATAGTAGCATATAGCTTACCATTCGGATTAACCGTAGCAGTTGGCAATACTAACTCAGGGTCTGACAAGATAGTAGCAATAGTGAATTCAGTACCACTCAGTACTCTACTCACATAATATACTTGATTGTCTACGAGGTTACCAAATGTAATACCAGTGAAGGTTACTACATCATTTACTGCAAAGGATGCAGTAGAGGTGCAGTTGATAACGTTGTCAGTAATGCCGGTCACTAGTGTGGTAACCGGTGTTACTCTATCTGGATTATCTGCGTCAAACCCAAACTCACCGTACAAATCTCCAAGATATGCTTGGGTGCCGGCTTGAGCGCCATAGAATAAAATCCTCTTACCATCTAAGCTAGACACCCCGTCTACATCCATGAGTTCACTCATTCGTTTACCATGAATATCTGAGATGGATAATGTCGTTACTAAATCAACTGGATTATTACCTGGATAATTGTTATTATCTTGTGCGTTCGCTAATGGCACGTTAAACGTAAGAGTTCCGGTGCTCAATCCATTAACGTCCACTCCGTAGACTTGACGGGTGCTGATATTAGTACGCAGGTTGCCGTAACCGGTAATACCCGGTTCAGTTTGAATATACAGCGGTGAAGTCTGACTCAATACAAACGTATATGAACCGCCACGAACTAACGTTATAGTAGGATTACTAACGTCAAATTTATATAAGTCTGACGTAATATTATATACCACGTTGTTAGACAACATATTGAATACACCACTACGATACATTACTGAATTAGTGATGTTGACTGGTTCCGGGCCCTGCGGTAACCAGTAGTACTGGCTATAATTGATTAGCTTATCTAGGTCGGCGAAACTATCCCACGAATAAAATTCATTAGAGAATAACTTAGTATGATTATCCGTGGCCGCACCTTCAAGATGCAATGCGTCAATCAATTCAGGGTACGTAATAGCATCAATTGCAACTTGAGTGTCTTTTTTCTTAAAAACAACAGCAGGCTCCAGTTGATAATCTTTTCTAACCTTAGAAGGTTCAGCTACATACCCGGCAGTCGCGTTAACACCGTAGCCAAACTTGCTACCAATGTAACCTTGAATTCTACTAAAATTCGGAGGCTGCACTAACTGATCTAGGGTAGCAGATAAGAACTGGTTGTTTATATCTGTCTTGAAAATTTCCGGTAAAAAATCAATTGTTCTAACTCTTGTTGCCATTCTGTTTTACCTAGTTAATATGTTTGTAGTTCGGCCGGGGTCAATGCGCTGATAACCATGATATCAGTGGCTTGCGCTGCATTAACAAAAATCTCATATGGTGCGCTGCGAATCTCATACAGGTCACCGAATGTTAGTGAAGGATCATTGGGTACCAGTACCACTGAGTTTACTAGATCACCAATCTTAGAATGCAAGTATGCACTTAGTTCAGTAAAGTAAAAAGTATCACCAAAGCTCCAGTTGTCGATACTGAAATATGTATTCATCTCACTCAATACTGCACTGCGAATTTCACTATCACTCGCAGTAGTGCCACCAGATTTTATAACCTTGATAGTGGCACGTAACTGAGGTGCAGCTTTGTTTCCAAACAATGGTTTGAATTTTACGCTGTTTAGAATAACGCTGTCTGTTAACATTTTATAATTATTGATTTCACTATATGCTATATTTAACTCATTGATAGTCGGGCTTGTAGGTTCCGTCAACTTGTTAGAAGTATCTTTAATCCAATTTTGATATTGAGTATAGTAAGCCTGTGTCACTACGTATAAGTCAATGATATTGGTCGTAGCTGGGTCAATACGAGTCGTATTGCTTGAATTGTGTCTGTACTGGAACGCTAATCCCTGTCTGCCTGTCTTAGCTACATAGTTACTAATCTGAACTAGATTGATAATATTACGAGTGGTCGCATCATTCACTGCTTGATAGAATGAGTTTTCTTTTGTCGCATAGTAAATTTGACCGGACGCATATTCATATCGTACTAAAGAAATTTCTGCCTTAGTAGCGTATGCGTAATTAATATTCTTGTTAGCTGCCATTTGATATCTAGTCAATAAGTTAATATCAGTAATACGCTCAAAGAAAACAAAGTGAGAGATATTTTTTGCACCAGTTTTATAACCAGTTAGATCATAAAAAAAGTCAGGATCTTTTACGACACCGGCCACATTAGGATCAGTGCTAGCAACTTCTACACTATAATCATCTACGTATCCATCGCTCTCAACTAGTTGGCCAACAACACTGAGTCTAGAATCATTAGCGAACGGATAGTTACTATCCGGTTGACTGTTCAGTTTTAGCACATTAACGAAGTCTTGAAGTAGTTTACCAGTAGCAGGGTCATATATCACACTATTCTTATCGAAAGTAAAACGAACATTAGCTACACTGCCAAAGTAATATGCTAATGCTTTGTATGTCACCATGTAACGGTTGCTGCCTAAACTAGTGAACTTGACAAAATAGTTGGTTGCATCGAATGCGTCAACTACCCAGCGAGTTTGATTGGATAATAACGTATTGTTATATGTCAACGTGAAACTTTGATTAAGCGTGATCTGGGTAATGCAATTTTGAATAATATCTGCTGGTAATAGATTAGTAAACGAAGGTAGAATCATAGACAATACTACTCCATTTGGAATAGGATTATTGAGCACCACCGGGCCGAAGCCATTACCTAAGTTACCTTGACCATTATTGCTGCCATCACCAGTTACACTAGCGACACTAGTCCAGATGAATGTACTATCTGCTGGAGTAGGTAGACCCTCGATCAATCTATTAGATTGGTCAAAGTAGTAGCCACTCGGAGCAGTGAATCGTAACAATGCACCTTCGGTAAGATATCTTACGTTGCCGGTACTGTACACCCCAATTGGCACTGGATCTAATCTGTTTAGAAAATAACCAGTAGACTCTAATGAGTTAAATGATGATTGGTGCCAAGTTACGGTACCATCACTCGTAGAGTTGTTAACATCATATCGTTTATAGTATTGGGTATAGTACTGAAATGACCTGTGGTTATTCAATTCGCTGTTCAAAGTCTCGGTTAAAAATGCCACTACGTCATTGGTAGTGTTCGCCGTGAAAGTAGTATAACCATCACTACTATCTAAGTAGATGCCGCCATCGTCGCTGAAATTATTCGTACTAGAATATTTTGCACTTGGGTCTAATAAGTCAAAGTTACGGCTTACCCCAACACTACTACGGTTAAGTGCTTTACTCTTAACAATAGATCCGTATAGCGTATACGGAAAGTTATTATAATCTTCTCCGTTAACCATTCTGTTTTGACTGTAAAATCGTTGCGGTGCACGTTGCTTAATATTTTGTAATGACTCACGAGCCTGAGCGTTCGATACGGGTAACGTCAACTCCATACTTATCGTAAGAGTTTCTACTCTGCCCACGCGGCTTATATAGTTAATATTAACAGTAGTACCTTGAAGTTCACCTGGGTTAATCGTATATGTGAGTGCGTTACCTGCACGAGCATATGCAGTGAAGTTTCCAATTGGAATCTCCCCAAAAACGCCGTCACCGAAGGTGTAACTCACTTGATCGTTAAAGCGTGAGGTGACACTATAGATTTTTTTATTAGTACTAGCTACCTGTGCGATATTGTTAGCATAGATACTTTCTACCTGCAACCATTGCGCAATAGTACCGGTAGTAGAATCAATATTGTATAACCAAGTATCAGTATTGTTAATACCCTGAATATTGATATCAATTACTTGACTGCTAATCTGTTCAATTAGATTGAAATTATAGTTCCTTAGTGAACCTTGCTTGAAGTACATGAAGAACCCGGTGTTAGGGCTTCCGTAACCTAATCTATCATTACGATAGACCATATTAAATTTGCCGTTCGGGCCAGGTGGCAGTTCATACAAGCTATCAGAGTTCAAGCTAGTTACACTAACACATTCAAAGTCCATTGCGACTCCATCAACTGTTGCATTAAAGGGTGCTGTCGCAGTAACTCCAGTGGGAATGCTAATACTGTACTCATCTGTCTTAATATCTAGTATAGTGTTCGAATTACCAGGGCGGCCAACACGCTGGGTGTCGATCAAGCACGCATTAACTATACTATTGAATTGCTCTTGCCAGTTTGGATTGGCCGGGTCATTCCATAATATGGTTATATTGTTGAGACTCAACCCATTAATATCTTTAACTTGCTCTGTTGTTTGGATTGATGTCAGTTTTAGGTGACCTTGGCCGGCATTGTTGCGCTTTGGGTTATAACCAACTAAATTAGCTAGCTTGATGACGCTATCTCTACGCTCTGCGGTGTCAATAAAGTTTTCACGAGTATTCAGGTCATCTCGGAAACTGAGTGCTTGACCCATGAAAGCCATCACGTCCAGCAACGCAACATATTCACTAGATTCTACATAGTCATTAAATGTTTCAGGATAGTTTTTACGTAGGTAATCTACGAACGTCTTCCGAAGGGTTTCGTAATCGTAGCTTTGGAAATCAGCTTGCTTGTAGGTTTTGTAGATTGTTTTCCAATCGTTAACCCCAAAAATACTTGACTGTCGTGAACTTGTGGCCATAAGTTATTTCTCTTTAATGTATTTATCATACAGAAAAGTGCCGGTTTTAACTACCGAACGCAGTATTAGTATTCGGGTCAAAAAAGATATTGATATTCAATGCGGTATTGAATGGTATCACTGCTAGCTCAAGCTCCATTAAGATACCGTTATCTTGATTAGAAACGGTAACTGTATTCAGATCGATCCTAGAATCCAGTGCGGCTACTCGCCGAATTTCAGTTGTCAGATCACGCTGTACGTCTATTGTGTTGGGCTCAAAAATAAAACTCCAAAGAGTAGTACCATAACCGGGATTTCCAGGTTTCTGTCCTTGAGGAATATTTAATGCGTTGATAAAATCAGTAATAACTAGCTGTTCATCAGTAAGTTTGAAGGTCTTGCTTGCTTGGAACGGTTTAGCTAGTATACTAGAGCCACCGTCGGTTCCAGTTTGAATCTGTATAAAGTCCCTTACCTGATTGATAGTTTTAGTGCTAAAGCCGATGTATGACGCCATAATATATTCCTGTTCAGTATTTATGTTGCAGATTTAGATATGTCTTGCTGTATGGTTTCTATTTTTTTAACATTAGTCTGCCATAATGTGTAGGCCGCGACAGATGCAGGATCGTCGGGTCCTTTTGTTTGCTTTAAGTCTAGGTATGCTTGATTTAATCCTCGTTGTAGATCCTGCTGAGTTGACAAATCTGTTTTCAATGCGTCAGATGCTAGTATCTGTGCTGAAGTCGGTAGAGCAATTGCTCCTGCAGGAATAGTCCCGAACGGAATTGCGGGAATCTTAGGATTGCCTAACAGTGCTTTAGCTTGCGCCATCATAGGGCCGAAGTCAAAGGTGTCTTTCGCTACTGTAGGTAACTTAACCTCCACCGGTCCACCTGCACCAATCGAGTTAATCGAGCTACTCAATAACGCCATACTCTTAGCACCAAGACCAGATGATGCTAGTGCTTGTAGCCCACCTGCGCTTGCACTAAGTTTATCTTTTAATCCAGATAATGCATCAGTAACTCCACCCAGAGGTCCAGTAAGTGATCCGGTAATTTTACCCAGCTCGCCTGCTATTACGCCGGATCCGGGTATGTTTGGGATACCGGGTACACTAGGAAGACCGGGTATATCGATTGCACCAGACACTAGTTTTTTAGCAGCGTCAGTGCTATTAGATAGCGCAGTGTCTACTGAGCCAGTAGATAGACCACTTGTTAAGTCACTTGAAATCGATTTGGCAACTGGTCCTAGGTTGACTATATTTGAAATAGATGAGGCGCCACCGGGTAAGTTACCTAATCCACTAGTGTCAACACTAAATCCTTTTAGAGCAGTACCAAGAGCAGTAGTAGTAGCAGAGACTATAGCAGAAGGGTCAATTATTCCAGTTGTAGCTGATTTTAACTTGTCACCTAAACTTCCCAATAAGGAAGCAGGTGATCCGCCTAAATTGAGACCTAACGCGCCAGTTAGTTTCTGACTCAGTGATGCGGCTGCAGCAAGTTTGTCCGGTGATGACTTATCTCCTGCACTATCCTCGGCCACTTGATCTTCATTACTCTTTGCTTTAAGTGCAGACAAGTTGACGGGGGATCCAATTTTGCCCAATGATTTGAATGAGTCTGTTATTTTACCAAACGCTGCTGCCGCCGCCCCTTTAAGTTGATCTGCTACTGGTAGCCCACTTAGTGGGCCAGTAACCTTGTCTGCTATATTAGCTGCGAAGTTTCCACCTGATATTAGTCCTGCCACTGAACCTGACATAGCTGACAAGTTGCCCGGCAGTTTTAGGCCGCCCAGCGCTGCACCCAATGCTGTAGGATTGCTAATCGCTGATTTTGCAAAATCAAGAGTCTTATCTATACCGGCGGTAGCTGCACTTAATACAAGTCCAGCCGTTTGCGTTGCACTTTCCGATCCGGTTATCATCCCCGTTGACTTCAGTGCTATTTCTCCTTGTTTTAGTAATGACACGGCGCCCGCCGCTTGGGCGCCCGGATTGCTGACAAGAGATGCGATACTAGTAACACCACCTAATCCCGTAAACATATTAGTGGGTATAGAATCTACCAATGACTTTCCGCTGGCAATGCCAGCGTTGGCAATAGTGTCTGCACCCGGCTTTAAGGTACCGCTAGCGACCATCTGACTAGGATTAGCTGCGTACTGACCAATAACAGCTATCTTATCTCCGGCAACATCTACTATGCCGGCGCCAGCAGCTACTGCATCTTTAGCTAGACCAGTAGCTGCACTCACCCCTAGTTGAGAAACTAATGCGCTGGTAGTTGCCTTATCTATCTGGCCAGATATAGCACTGACGTTTGGCACAGTTGCTGATATAGCGGGCGAGACTGCTACCGGCGGTGATGCCGGTGCGCTATTATTAACGGCCGTTAATGCCGATGAAGGCGCAGCAGGTAAGTTAGATGCAGCGCTTATATCTGTCTTGACGTTAACCCCTTGACCGGCTGCTGCCCATGGACTGTGTGCAGGGGCACGGCTTGTAATACTAGATAGTTTACCGGGTGCTGCTGCATAACCTTTTTTGCTGTCATACAGTGTATCAGTGTGTGCCACTATCGACATTTGTTTCACATCTGCGGGCACTAGACTTGCAGTACCTGTGTTTAGATTAACCTTAGTACCATTGATGTAGGCAGTTCCACCACTCTTAAAACTACCATCACCGGCGCTAGTAAAGCTCATCCTACTACCCACTTTAACAGTAAGATCACCATTAACTTGTTGCTTGTACGCAGAGCCCACAAAGCTAGTAGTTTCTTTACTACTTTCCATTTTTATAGTTTCAGCATTAATATTGAAGTGTTTAGCTGCATGAATATTAACATCATTGTCGGCATGTAAATTTAGATCACCCTGAGTTCTTATGTTAACGCTGTTAGTTGCGTACATATCAATCGTGCCTTCAGCTCCAAGTTCGATATAACTTTGACCGTTGGCATGAATGATGAACAACGTTTGAATACTGTCGTTCATCATTATCATATGTCCACCTGCAGTTCTAAATCTAACCAGTTGATCTTTGCCCTTCATGTCTCCGTCATCCATAACAAGACTGTGGCCACCCCTTCTACCGATCACTTTGAAGTTTTTGTCCGGAATTGCAGCATCCTTTACTGCGTCTGCAATAGTAGTATCATCATACCCGCCTTCATATATAGGTCTTCCCGGAGTACTGATACCAAACACCCGACTTGGACTTTCACGCACACTAGTACTGCCTATAGTGCCTCGATCAGGGTCCCGAATAAGTCCCTGTTTGTTTAATATCGCAGCTTGGTAACTGTGTATAGGTCTCGGCTGACTAGTTAGTTGAGCATTATTATCTTGCTTTAGATTTGCGTTATTAATTTCTCCCACCGGTAATCTAGTAGCTCCACCGTAACTGTCAGCTTCGCCGGTTGTATTTGCGATAATACTATCGCTTGACCCAATGGCAGGAACCATATGCGTCATGCCCTGGCCAGGGATGCATCCTATATAGTATCCAGCATCAGCTACACCATTTAAGAAAAGACACACTACCTCAGTGCCAAGATCAGGTGGAGTAGCCCAGAAACCATAACTATGCGGGTTCCCTACAAAGTCACCTGCTGCGGCCGGACTAGCAGTATTAGGAGTTGAACCAAAGAATGGACTCAAATAACTTACATACTTCCAACCAGTCATGTCGTCTTCGTTGCCAGAATCAAGTCTTTTTATATAAACTCTAATTCGACCCGATCGAGTTGGATCTATGTTGTCTTTTACAATTCCTAAAACTGCACTAGGAATAATATTCGCACCACCCCTATCATCTTTGAAGTTTTTAAGGGTGCCGCGGACTTTTTGGATATCTTCACTCATAATGGTCTCTTGTTAGTGGTTATTTAGGGTTAGTCCGGTCGTCATCTGCTACTGCATTATTGGTCGGTGTACTTACTGTTCCGCTTGCGTTGGTCCCCCAATTAGCAACCATAGTATCATAATCGGTATGTGCTTTATCATTTACCGCTACCTTAGCGGTAGTCTCTGCTGATAGTGGTTTAACCACAGTATCATAACTGGCCTTCAAGCTAGACAATACTGCAATATCCTCTGGTTTAGTGTTTGGATTATTAATGAGGCCATCCCACTGAGTGGGGCCCCATCCTGCAATATTGTCCAGCGACGTTCCGCTAGGCAACGTAGCTGATACGAAAACTCTACCAAAGTTATCGGTTGCAACTAATGTAGCTCCCGCAAAAGTAGTAGTTGAATTTGTAGTAGCATTAGGCGGTACATAAGGTGGAGGTTGCGAAGGTGCAGCAGGTACATTTGGGGGAGGGCCTCCCGTAGGTGACGTATCCGGACCTGAAGAGCTTATCGGTGCAGTTTGCGTACCAGTAGCAAGTCGAGAATCAGTTGGATTTACTTCGGTACTAATCAGCGCCGTACTTATCGGTGCAGTTTGCGTACCAGTAGCAAGTCGAGAATCAGTTGGATTTACTTCAGTAGATGCCGGTGTAGAATTATTTGTCCTGTCATTAGGGGACACCGAGCTAGGTGGAGTTACTTTGTTTACTTTACTTCTAACAAATTCAGGAATAGTGCCTTGTATGGATTGTTCAAATTTACCTTTACTAAAGGTACTGATTACGGCATGCACTTGATAGGTCATGCCGTGTGGTTTGTTTTTCATATCTGCAGGATATGTCATGAACTGTATATCTCCGTTAGGGGCCAATAGACCAGTATTAATATTATAATCTTCTGCTTGTTGGAAATATATTTCAATGAATACCTGACCGGTATTGGGGTTTATAGTGAAATTACTACCATACCATTTTTTTAGACCATCGGTGCCACCGGAACCAATAGCAGTCATTATATAGTCAGGGTCACCTAATATTTTACACTTGAATTTCACTAAATCTCCCGGGCTATACAAGAAAGATTTAATACTGTTAATAATATCGTTAGTACCAGACACCGTGGTAGTAGTAGAGTCTACATTCTGTCCGGCTTTATTTGCAACGGTAGCTGATTGGTTATTATTTAATTCAGCTTGACTTGAGGAGACTGCATCTAAGTGGTATAAGAATTGATAGTCTTGTTCATAGCTCAAGATTTCAGTGTTTTTTCCGGTATACCAGTAGTTGTATGTTTTATGCGGGCCGTAATACTCGGATGTCTTACTTGCATATAGCGCCCTAATATAAGGTATTTGATAATCTTGTATCGTATAGGTTATTTCATACACATAATCATTTCGAGTAGGATCTTTGCCACCCGGTAGTATCGTGACCGATGTAGATATATTAAACCAGGCTAATTGAGTTGGATTTGGATTAACATCTTCACTAGAGTCAGTATTTTTTTCCTTGTCGATAGCGGTCATCATATTTTTCAAATATTGGCTCTGATTAATAATATTATCGATTGCTTGCACTATCGGGGTACCTGAATTTAACGCAATGGTTTTTACTGACTTATCGATACTACCTAATTTATCTGCCCAAGAAGTCCTCTCATTGCTACCGTTTGGGTGCTGAAGTGAGTTAAACGGCGTAGTAGACTTAACGTAGTAATCTGCCGGTACCATTCTAGCATCACCAATAATGCAGCCTGGTGCAAATTTAATAATATACTTGTTTGCATATTTGAACTTATTCGATTTGACAAAATCAGACTCCATGTCATTCAGTATCTGCGCGAGGCCTTGTATTGATTTCTTAGCAGAATTTTGATTCGGACCTGATAATACATCATTGACCGTCTCTCCGGATAGAGTTATATTTTTAGTTAGACTTCCTAACTTAGTACCCATTGCAATTTGATTTGAAACTTGCTCGGCTACCACACTATACACTGTCATTTTGTTTTCTAATCTAAATGTAAACGTTGAAATCTGTACGGGGAAGGCTCGTTCAAATACACACTGGGGATCTGAGGTGGCTACATCTGCTTGTGGATAATCTTTCGAGGTGACGATTTTGCCATCTTTGTCGTAGCCATAAAATTTAACAGTCAGCAAGAACTTTTCAGTCAGTACATTGATAATCGCTTCCTGACCAGTAGATCCAGAGATAGTATTACTGGCTTTTTTTCTAGCTATTTGTGCTTGCACTAGTTTATGCGGAAAACTGAATCCAAATGGTTCATAAATCTTAAACTTAAACTTAACCGAGTTTGTCGCAGATTGAGTCTCGGCTGCGGCGGTTTTAGTGGTAAATTCTAGATCATCGATATACACATCTAGATCAAGTCCGCTGGCACGGCTTTCAGCAGATCCTCCACCACTTTGTGCTACTAATTTGAATTTGCTGATTACAGTATGATCTCCATTCATATATTGGTTGAACTCATCTGAATCCATTAGGTACAAACCTATACTATAGGTATAACTACTGAAGTCACCTAGTGGGTTGAATTTACGTTGACCAACAATTGACGCAGCGGCCGCGGTTGGGCTACTACCGGCTTTGCCTGCAGTGGTAGAACCTGCATTAGTAGTGCCTGCGGTAGTAGGGGTAGCTTGTGCGCTAGATGCGAGTCTCTGATCGGTTGGATTAGTGTTAATGTCTCCCGCTTTCTCACCATCTGCTACTGCATTGGTTGCTTTTGTTGGATCTGCTGATGGTGGCGCTGCACTATTTTTTGCTGCCTCAGTAGCCTTAGCTGCATCCGCAACAGCAGCGGTAATTGCTAATTGTACCGCAACTTTACCCGCGGGTAAATCGGTTGCGCTGGCCAAGGTAGTTACTGATTTGGATAGTGCATTTGCTGCTGCTCCATCTTCAGCAAAGGCTGCAAGAAATACACTATTGGCTTCGGCAACTGCAGCCGTGTTACTAGCTCGAAGAGTCGCAATAGCTGCTAGGTCGCCTGCTAATGCATCGAATTGTGATTGCGCATCCGTTGCTGCAGGATCAATAGATTGGTACTTTGCAAGCAATGCCACTCTAGCATCATTGTATTGATTGGCTAGAGGTAACAGTGTATTGTTTACTATATCCGTATATTGACTTAATGCTGACATATTAGAATCCTAGCGCTACACGTAAATTAGGCAACTGAGGAAGGTATATGCCGGTACCCGTAACAAAATCGAAGATCGGATCTTTTAACCTGTTTGAATTTCTCTGCGCAAACACCCACCACAATCTACTGTCGGCATACAGGTCGTGCGCTAATAAATCAGGGCGCATATTGTAAGTCTGTGTTATTTCCCAATATATATCCGATCCGTTCAATGGGATCGGTCTATTGACCATCACATCTAAAAATTCATTATTAAACGTTGAGGTTGCATAATAAGGGCTTGTTTGACTGTATGACATTACCAAATTCCTCCGCCGCCGCCGGGGCGTGTTGATCGTGATAGCTTACCGGTTGCGTAATCCTTAACACTGAAGTTTTTACTTATATCGTTGCGAGTTACCACTGGGATTAGGGTCAATGTTATCGATATTTTAGTAGGAACATACGTAACTGTATCTTGACTCCCGGTACTAGTAAATGTTGCGGGAGGTTTGACTCCGGCCGGAGGAAGCCCAGCAGCTTGCATCCTAGCTGTTTTGGGTGGCACCACTGCCGTACCTTTACTAAGGTTTGTTATATCTACACCTCCCCAAGTTGCGGTTGTTCCTGCTCGAATATAATCTACATCGTTCGGTAGATTGTATGCGAAGGTAGAAACTAATAAGGGGTGATTATCAAATTGATATGCACCGTAGCCCGACAAATATAATAGCGGAGGTGGGGTGCCAGCATGAGGTGCAGAATCTTTACCGTAAAACATTTTAGTGACTGCCTTAAAGAAATGTATTACTGCTAACATATAGTTAGCTTCGGCTGTATCTTGCGCAGTAAACTCTGCGGTAAGAGAAACATCGTCTACACTACTATTTTTATAAAAAGGTAGTTTGTAATTAGAGTGGGTTAACTCAGTTGCATCATAACTCGCTTTATACGAAGTATTGATTGTAGGTGAATAGGGAAACACGACACCGTTGGTTGCAACTAACGGAAATAATATATTCGTAGGAGTCATGCCAGCATCGGCATATAAGTAAGTAGCAGACGGTGCTAAACTTAGTCTTATTCTCCAGTCATCTTTTGTAAACGGTGACGTTAGTTTACCAGGTGAGATTACGGGCGGGGCAGTAGCCGGCCCTGAATTTCCGATTCCGGTCGCAGTTGATCCAGCTGGGGCTGCGCCAAGACCTACCCATATGGGACCACCGTCAGCAAGAGCCCAGCCAACATTTAATACGCCAGCGTCGTCATACGCGGGTCCATGATCAATTGAAGGATCAGTTGTAGCAGCAGGGCTGCTTGATCCAACTATGCCGGTCAATAAAGTGCCACCACCTGCTGTATTATTAGGGTCAGTTGTCGTTGCCGGTGCACTATTTTGAATCACTTCGGTTGCAGTGCTCGCCGGCGCAGGGTTTGACTCATTACTTACGGTGGTATCAGTTGATCCATCAACTTTTGCAGTAGCTGTAGAAGAGGCCGCTGTCGTTGCGGCGGCTATATTTGTCGGTGGTGCTGCGGCGCCCTTAAGTGCCGCGATCTGTTGATTAACCGTGTTAAGACTTGCTTGTAGGGGACTTAGTACACTATTAGCTTGAGCCATAGTAGTAGTAGCCTCGGCATCTGCTGCTATGGCGGCTGCATAACCGGGGTCGGCTGCTAGCATCTTGGCGGCCGAAGGGTATGGTGCAGGTTGTCCGGCGGCTTCGGCGGCCGCGTTTGCTGCCTTTCCATTATTGTATGCAGCTTGTTTCTCCGCTGTTATCGCGGCCTCAGTAGCGGCCTGTGCTTTAGATGTTATTCTATAGGCGTCATAGGCGGCGTCACGTTGCGCTTTCAAGTCTGTTGCTTGCGCTTGCAGGGTGTCTATCTGTTCTTGATTTACCGGGGTGTCTGCCATGGTGTGTTCTTATCCTTACTTGTTATATTTATCTGATAAATATAGTAGTCTTTTTACCTTTTACTCATAAACCGGTTGCTATTCTGCAACAACTGTGTTACACTATTCTTAACATAACAACGGAGACCTATGTCACTATTACCAGCACCGCGTAAACCAATCAATTATCTAAATAATCGAGACATTCTAAAAGAGATTCACACCAGCAAGACCGACTATTGCAGCTTTTTAACCCCCGAGGATCATCGATACGATTTCATCGTTGACATGCCCCTCGCTCCAATTGAAGAAAGTCTAGCGTTTGCTAGCACTGCCGAATCAATTCAGCTAGCACGTGAGTGCCGCGCATCACGTTTGGGACTAGAAGCAGGTGAGAAGGATTCAGTCGATCCATTGTCAATCCCAGTAACTGACTTAGTATTTCGTGTAATGACCTGGGATCATGTCCCTGTTGCGCCGAAAGCGCCTAGAAAGTCAGATAAAAAGAAAACAGCTAAGGATATCTTTGAGGTCGAAGGTGAAACAGAAGAATTGTTTGCTGATCTAGAAGACACTACTACCAAAGCAGAAATTGATGACATGGTTCATGTCAAGGTGAACTTCCCACCATTTCAGCACTTTCGGGTAGACGCTACTAATACGTACCAGTGTATCGGCAAGAGTCATTGGAAGGGTACATTGAAGGACGGTGAGTTCAGTAAGGATCACGGAAACATTACTAACAAACTTGCCCGTATGTACATTATGATGTGTGAAAAATATGCAATGAAATACAATTGGCGTGGGTACACATACAATGATGAAATGCGCAACTCAGCCATTCTACAGCTTACATATGTCGGGTTACGATTCAATGAAGCCAAATCTGCTAACCCATTTGCTTACTACACCGCAGCTATTACAAATAGTTTCTGTCGTGTCCTAAATACTGAAAAGCGCAATCAAAACATTCGTGATGACATTCTGGAAATTAACGGACTGAACCCATCGTGGTCACGCCAAGCTAGTTCTAGCACTAGCTACGAAGAATAATTTTTAATCTTTATTTAACCAGAGGGGTTGTTTTTCAACCCCTCTTCCTGTATACTACGTAGATGAGTAATCTTTTCAAAAAAGCAGCAGTGTTTACCGATATCCACTTCGGTCTTAAGTCAAACAGTCTACAACACAATCAAGATTGTGAGAATTTCGTAGATTGGTTCATTACCAAAGCAAAAGCTGAAGGTTGTGAAACTTGTATGTTCTTAGGCGATTGGAATCATCACCGAGCTAGCATCAACATTCACACATTACAGTTTGGACTACGTTCATTAGAAAAACTAAGTGCAGCGTTTGACCACATATATTTCATTCCAGGTAATCACGACTTATACTATCGTGACCGCCGTGACATTCACAGTGTTGAATGGGCAAAACACTTACCCAACTTGACAATCGTAAATGATTGGTTCAACGAAGGTAACGTGGTCATCGCCCCGTGGCTTGTCCAAGAAGATTACAAACAAATTAAAAAAATGACTGGCAAATATATGTTTGGTCATTTTGAGTTACCAAACTTCTTTATGAATGCAATGATCGAAATGCCCGATCATGGTGAACTTAACAGTGACCACTTTGCTGGATTCGATATGACCTTCAGTGGTCACTTTCACAAGCGCCAAGCTAAGAAAAACATTTGGTACATCGGTAATGCTTTCCCACATAACTATGCTGACGCAGGTGATGATGCACGAGGCATGATGGTACTAGAATGGGACAAGGATCCTGCGTTCTTTAGTTGGCCGCGTCAGCCATTGTTCAGAGTTTACAAACTCAGCGACATACTAGAAAACCCTGAAGGCTTGCTATTGATTGACAGTCATGTTAGAGTACATCTTGACATTGATATTTCATATGAGGAAGCAAACTTCATTCGTGAAACACTAATTCCAGAACATAAACTAAGAGAGATGACATTGATACCAATGAAGGTCGACCAGACCGAACAAACTACTGGCGGTGAAGGATTGCGATTTGAGTCAGTTGACCAAATCGTCATTGACCAGATCAACAGTATCGAATCAGCTACCTTCGACAAAAAGATTTTGCTAGAAATTTACACCAACCTATGAGTATCACCTTAAAAAATATTACCCTCCGCAATTTTCTATCAATCGGAAATGTTTGTCAAGCAGTTGACTTTGACAAGAAGGACTTAACACTTATTCTAGGTGAGAACTTAGACTTAGGTGGTGACGGTGCGCGTAATGGTACGGGTAAGACTACTCTAATTCAGGGTCTTAGCTATGCGTTGTTTGGTGTACCCATTAACAACATTCGTAAGGACAATCTAGTTAACCGCACTAATGCTAAGGGCATGATGGTTACGCTTGAGTTTAATGCGAACGGCATTGAGTATAAGGTTGAACGTGGTCGTAAACCAAACGTGCTACGATTCTTTGTAAACAATGTTCAACAAAAGAATCAAGACGATGCGCAAGGTGAAAACAAAGAAACCCAAGCAGCTATTGAACGTGTACTTTGCATGTCATCTGACATGTTCCGTCACATTGTCGTACTAAACACTTATTCCGAACCGTTTCTTGCACTGAAAAACAATGAACAAAAAGATATTATCGAACAGCTTTTGGGCATTACGTTATTGTCCGAGAAGGCTGAGGTCATTAAGAATCTGATTAAGGCCAGTAAGGATGGCATCCAACAAGAAGAATTCAATGTCAAAGCAGTTGAAGAGGCCAACAAGCGTGTCAAAGAACAAATTGAAGCACTGAAGCGCAGACAAATGCTTTGGCTAAAGAGACACGATGATGATTTGAATACACTTGCATTAGATTATGATGACTTAAGTAAGATTGACATTGACGCTGAGTTACTTGCTCATAAAGATTTAGCAGTTTATAATGAACAGAAAAAACAACAGGACACCTACAGTGCATTGGTTGCTCGTTCTACGGCTTGGCAGCAAAAACATGATAGTGATGTTTCAGTAGCCCGTACCGCTTACATGCTTAAAAATGAATATGATATTGAAAATGAATTAGAAGCATGGAAAAACTTCAATGCGTGGATATTGTATACTGCTGAACAAAAAGTTATTGCAACTACTATCGCTACCCAAACCCAAAGTATCGACAAAGAAAAAAAATTAATTTCTAAACTCGAAAAAGAGGTTCGGTCATTAGAAGAACACACCTGCTATGCCTGTGGCCAAGACTTCCATGATGACAGTCATACTACGGTATTAACTGACAAACAAGAAATGCTATCTAATGCTGTTGCACAACTTGCTGAATTGCAAGTTAGTTTAGCTGCTGCTCAAACTCTTGTAAAAGACTTGGGTGCCAAGCCCACTACTCTCTATAAGACTGAAGCAGAGGCGATTCGTCATAGCAGTGATGTGTCTAATTTGAACACTGTATGGGAGAACAAAAAATCAGAAACGAATCCGTTCGATGAACAACTATCTGAACATACTGTGATTGTAGTGGGTCAGCAACCAGTGACGCACTACGACACTGAAACCCAAGCAATTGAACATCGTAGCAAGATTGCTAACTTGCTGCAACAAATTGATACCAAAGTAGGTGAGGTTGATCCGTACTCAGAACAAGTATCTGAAATGGAAGCAAATGCACTGCAAGCTATTGATTTTGAAAAGATCAACAAACTAACAAAGACAATGGAACATCAAAAGTTCTTGCTGGACATTTTGACTAGTAAAGATTCGTTTGTTCGTAAGAAGATCATTGACCAGAATCTGTCATACTTGAATGCACGATTGACACATTACTTAGATAAGATCGGTCTGCCGCATCAAGTAGTGTTTAAGAATGACTTACAAGTTGAAATCACTGAATTAGGACGTGAACTTGATTTTGACAATTTATCGAGGGGAGAACGCAATCGCTTAATCTTAGGCTTGAGTTTTGCATTCCGTGATGTTTGGGAGAACTTGTATCAACCTATCAACACCCTGTTCATTGACGAATTGATTGACAGTGGATTAGACACAATCGGAGTCGAAAATAGTATTGCTATCCTGAAAGATATGTCACGTAGACGCCATAAGTCAATTTGGCTTGTATCTCACCGTGAAGAACTAGCCGGTCGTGTGCCAAGTGTACTCAAAGTTATCAAGGAAAATGGTTTTACAAGCTACGCTACTAGTAGCGAGATGGAATAACTATAGTCCTTCATAATATGCTCCTCATTCTGGCATAAATAGAATGAGGAGCATATTATGGACACAGGACATTGGAATTTTCCGTACGAATTTATCGCAGATGATTGGTTTGGATTCGTTTACCGTATTACAGAGATTAGTACCGGAAGAGAATACATCGGTAAAAAACAATTTCATCAATACTTAAAAAAAGCAGTCAAAGGAAAAGTTAACAAGAAAAGTGTCAAGAAAGCATCAGATTGGAAGACATACACTAGCTCATCGACACACGTTAACCTTGCCATCGAGAAATTTGGAAAAGAAAACTACATATTCATGATCGAGTCTCTTCATAAATCTAGGGCTTCATTAGTGTATGCTGAAGTTAGGTGTCAGATTCTAGAGGATGTGTTGCGAGTGAGATTGGAAGACGGCATTACTCCAAAATATTTTAATCGGCAAGTGGGTGGTATAAAATTTATACCACCCACTGAAGTATCGACCGAAACTAAAATGAAGATCAGTGCAAGTTTAGTTCAACGGTATTCTACTGACCCGCACTGGAGATCAGAATTAACAGAATCAGACCTAAAAATACTGAATGAAAAATATTATCTTAATCAGCAGCATTACTTATACCGATTAATGAATGATGAAGAACGTAGTAAATTCATAGATGATCATTTCAAAGGAGAAAATAATCCAATGCACGGAGTAGAACCGCATAACAAGGGTAAGACACTTGACGAAAGTTACGGGATTGACACTGCGATTGAGATGAGACAGAAATTAAGCGAGAAGTGCGGACGATCCGGGGAAGAGAACGGTATGTACGGTAAGACCCACACAGATGCACAGAAAGAAAAATGGAAAAATGATCCAAGAAGGGTGCGGCCCGGTGAAACAAACGGTATGTTTGGGAAATCAGTCACTGATATTATGTCTCCTGAAAAAACTAAACAATGGAAAGAGAATATAAGCAAGAGTTCTAAAGGAAGAATTCGGTCACCTGAATCTATCAATAAGATGAAAGAAACACTAAGTGTACAAGATCGATCTAGGCCAATTTTCACATGCCCCAATTGCGCTAGAGCTATCGGCGGTGAAGGTAATTTCAAACGACACACTGACATGTATTGTAGGGCAAATGAAAAAAAATGATCGGAGTTTCATGTGCATAAGTACATGTCATGACAAGAAATGCATCAAACAGTTATTATCCAAAAATTGAGTCTATGATAAATTCACTTGCAGAAGATGGAATCAATTATAGAGTCGAAACATGCGCTGACTTTCCGTGGCACTTAACTCTTTCAGGTGAGTGTAAGCAACTTGATTCATGGCTAGAACAACTGCTTGATGTAGAAGATGACGGTGATCTCAATATAGTTTTTTTCAAAATAACTAGAAAAGGTCAATACGTTGCCGTGCAAGGTAAGCTAACATGGAAAGCAGACACCTGCTTATTCTATAGTAGCAAAAAGCATGGCGACTGGATCGTCATGGAGCATTCTAGTTTTTTTCAAAACAATGCTGAGTTTGTGAAAGCATACTCAAGCACAACACCAGACACCACGTCAAAATAAACCAAACAACACTAAACAAATAAAAGCAGACACAAAGTTCGCATAATATAAAAATTCGTCGGCTCGGTTGCGAGTCCTCCTTGAGATTGCTTTGAAAGTTACAGGCCGTCAGATTCTGGAGTATGCTTATCAGCAATGATAAGGAACATCGAGAAGGCTCTCGTCAAAGCGAACCTTCAATGAGTCTATATCCAACTCTATCTTGCGGATATAGAACATGCGTTGTCGAAGAATCAATTGAAATACATTGACAGCTTCACTACAGTCCCACTGAACTTTACAGGACAACCGATGGCGTATAATAGCACAAAGAAGCTAATTATACGGGGAACAGATGGCAAAGGATGACGGTCGTGGCAAACACACTTTTAACCATTGGTAGGGCAAAATTTTGCCCTACCATGGCTTCAAATCGGCAATATGTATTAACAGATTCAGTATTAAAAAGAATACTTAAAATATCTAACCGTAAAAGATAAAGAACGAACGAAGTGAGTTCTTAGATGAACTTCAGTTCATCTCTTAAAAGAAACAACATACCCTAAGAGATACTAGACTTAAGATAAATGAGATGTTACGGATATCCGTAACAATGTAGTTAATCAGAAAAATGGGAGTTTGGTGGTCTTTGTGGTTTCCAAGTTATCTTCAATGATCTTAGTTATTGATGAGCGCTCTGATATGCTCATGTTAAGTACATCCTCATAGGATACACCGCCTCGCATATACCAAGACATTTTGAGTGCTCCATTCTTGATGGTATGGCATTCTTGTTCCATATCCTCAATCATCAGCTTAATTTCCTCAGAACCGAGGAAAAGAAGCCTTAATCGAAAAAATCAGATATGTTTATATTGAACTGCTGATTATACTCGTGATTGCAATGTGTACACTTAACGTCCAATGGCTTTAGTTCTGTACTCTTTTTCAATTCGATATGTTTGTCCTTGATAAGATGGTGTGTATTCTTATCACAGTTTACTAAAAATTCATGAATGAACACCTTATCAAAAACTGTACTTTCCGGGGTCTTGATATATTCTATACCGGAAGCGATCAATTCTATCGTTAACTCATTGATAGTTTTGATTATTTCAGTCGTTTTCTTGTTTCTCTCATCTGCATCTGTCACTGACTCAACTGATGCAAGTGCTCGTTGAATCTCAAACTGAGCAGTGCTAACTTTGTTTATCTCTTGATAGGTTGATGGTCTGAACTTAATCTTTAGTCCATCAAGTTCTAGTGCAGTTGAATAATCGCCGGGCTTAAAGCTGCCTAAAATTCCAGCAAGATTGATGTCATATTTACTAGATTCAGTACATTCCGGGCAAGTAGTTTCTAATTCCATTGTCTGTCCGTTTGTCGCCATCTTGATAGCTACTAAGATAGGGTCTAGATCAACATTGAGAATCTCCCATGGCTTTTTGATTGATGGGACGCAGCTTTTGATGATTTCAACTACAGCTAGTCCATTGAATAATGCATCAGGAGTTCTACTTGTAATCTCATCAATTGCAGTCATCGGGTATATAGGTAACTCATTATTTTCCGGAAATTCAATAACTCCCGGAGCATATCCTATGCCTTTGCTTGGCAAAGTGAGATACAGTGCGGGTCTACGGAAGTATTGTTTGAGTGGATTTTCTTGAGTCATGATGTTTCCTAATAAAATACGTGTTTTGGTAACACTAAATACATTGTCACCCAATATTTATAAGAACTACACCTATGTCAGATATTAATACAGACGAACTCGTCAAAGCATTACACGCAGCTACTATTGCATTCGACGCGCATACACGGGCTCAAGAAACTGCAATCAATTCGCAACGAACGGCAGCTGATGCATCTGATGCATTCGCCCAAGCTCAAGCTCAAGCCGCTACTGAAACAGATGCTAATTCTAAAAAGACATCGGACGCGTTGAAATCACTAGCTCAATCTATGGGCAGTTCTGCGATTGAATTTGGTAAAGCAATGTATACCGGCGGCGAAGGCACGGCTAAGTATTCCGGCGCAGTAACAGGCGCGGCAGACGCCGCTGGTAATTTTGCAGCTACAATGTTATCTGCATTCGGTCCGCTGGGCATGGTTGTTGGTACTGTTGTTAAAGTATTTGGTGCGCTAGTAGGAGCTAGCTTAAAGCAGAACGACCAATTGATGAAGTCTTACCGAGAACTATCCGAAATAGGTTCGATATCGGGTAGTCTAGAGCAACTTGATAGTGACTTACATAAAGTAGGCCTAACTGCTGCGGAAGCAGAAAAATTTGGAGCGATGCTTCAAAAGGTTGCACCTGATTTAGCAAACTTTGGTGGAAGTGTCTCTACTGGTAAAGATAAACTATTAGGTGTTATTCAGGGAATGATAGGCCCTGATAATCAAATTGAAAGAGCAATGGGTCGGATCGGGTATAGCGCTGATGCCATGAAAGACGCAACAGCCGATTACATAGCAAAACAAACTAGATTGGGCTTGGCACAGGGTAAAACAGAAGGCCAACTACGTGATGAGTCAGTCAAATACATGATTACTCTGCGTGAGTTAGGTGAGCTTACCGGTATGAGTAGAGATGAAGCTCAAAAAATAATGGATCAGCAACAAGCCGACGCACGTTGGGCACTGACTCTTAGAAGAATGACTATTGAAGGTAGAAGTGAAGAAGCTACTGCATTGGCAGATTACATGACAACGTATCAAAAAACGTTTGGTGCAGATTCTGCTAGAGGCTTGATGGAGCAGATTGCTAACAATGGGGCCATGGTAGGTGAAGCTAGTATAAAGACAAATATAGCTACTCAAAATAAAGCGTATGAAGCCGCTATTAAAGTATCTAAGGGCCAAGCGTCTGTTCAAGCCGGATTAGCTGAAACTGCAGGCGGAGTAATGAGAAATGTCGATCAATTTGGTAAAGCTATCGATATAGCTGGTAAAGGAATGGAAAATGTAGTCGGTGACAATCAACTAATACTTGGTGCAGTAGCTGTACAAAATAAGAGCAATATTGATGTGAATAAGAAGGTTGCTGCGCAGCAACTAGTAGGATCTGGATTATTAGAATCTAATATGAGTATAGAACAAAAGGCACGACAAGCACGAATAATAGCGGACAATTTGTTGCTTGATATAGGTGGCAAGACGGTTGGGATGTTTGAATCATTAGTTGATATTATGCATAAGTTTGCTAAATTTCTTGCTCAAACCGTCGACAAACTTAGTTTTGGAAAAACTAACTTTGCAGCCCAATTCAAAGACAAAGAAGATTTTCAAGCTGATCTAAAAGCTGCCCAAGAGGACAAAGTACGAGCAACCGAAAAGGCACTATGGCTAGAAAAACAAATTAAGGAAATTTCGGCTGATGCGACTGTCGGTGCACTTAATGCAAAGATCAAGCAACTTGAAGCAAAAGAAAAAGAGTCCGGTGCACCGGTAAAAAAATTACTCAACAATGGAAGTACTGAAGATACAATAAAAGATCCAGTAGCACACGCCCTAGCGGTTGAACAGCTAGCAGTTCTAAAAACGTTAAAAGACAACTCAGTGGCCAGAGGCGGCCTTAATTTAGACAAACTTAATACAATAAAAGAGGCAGAAGTCCTTAAGCTGAGAGAAAAGACTGCTAAAAGTGAAGCTGCAATTATAGCTGCGCAAAAAGGCTTAGGTAGCATGACGGCTGATAGAAGTTCATCAGGCGCTGCAGCGGGAGCGACACGAAAATTAACAGAAGGTACTTCAACCGCAGGAGGCGGAAGAGGAGGTCAAGGAGGTGCTACTTCAGCCGAAGCCGGCTCACCTGAAAAACTCATTGAATTTACCGGTAACTCTGGTAGTAGATCGCACTTTGATGCACTAGAAGAAGAAACTAAAAAACGATTATTAGCCGCTGCGGAAACTTACTCAGCAGCAACTGGCGGAAAAAAGTTACAACTTAACAGTGCAAATAGAAGTTATGAAGAACAACAACGTTTGTGGGACGAAAGTGTTGCTTTAGGCACGCCCGGCATTGGCCCGACTAATATGAAGGTGGCCAAACCGGGCACAAGTAGACATGAGAGCGGCCGCGCAGTTGATATTCAAAACTATTATGATGAAGAAGCACTCAAGGCATTAAAAGCTCAAGGTTTCACTAGACCAGTTTCCGGAGATGACGTACATTTTGAATTACCTCAAGCACGTGATGGCGGAGCATTTTCCGGTCCTACTAGTGGTTATCCGGTCGCATTGCATGGCAAGAATGAAAGTGTCTGGCCAGAAGATAAACTAAAGGCAGTATTAGCTGAAGTTCAAAAATCTAGCATTGAAGATTATAAAAAAGAGATACTAGCAGATATGGGGCTTAACAAATCTTCACCTGCCCCTGCCCCGGCCGCCTCTCCTGTCAACTCTGACGGTATAGCGCAGATGATGGAGATGATGACTACTAAATTTGACAGCATGATTGCTCAATTAGATAGCTCTAATAGCACATTGCGTGATTTATTAACTTACACCCGCGCATAACAGATAAATATATACACTATGGCATACAAAAAACGTTTTCAAGCACCCAATGTTACTGGTGCAGTCAGCCCTATCTCAGGGGCCAATAGTAACAGAAGTGCATGGAACGGTGAAGCCAATTCAGCCAACAGTCCCAACAACACAGACTTTGGCTACAAGAACTATCAAAGTCGTTTACCAGAAGTGTATACTGGTCATCCAAACCGTATTGAACGTTATAATCAATATGAAATGATGGACGTAGATGCTGAAATTAATGCGTGTTTGGACATCATTGCTGAGTTCAGTACGCAAAAGAATGAACAGAATGGTACTCCATTCGAAATCGAATTCAATGAAGACCCGACTCCGCATGAAGTCGAACTAATCAAAAAGCAATTACAACAATGGTGCAAGCTCAACGAGTTTGATACACGCACATTCAAAATCTTTAGAAACAGCATCAAGTATGGTGATCAGATTTTCGTTCGTGATCCAGAAAACTTTAAGCTATACTGGGTCGATATGACTAAGCTAGTCAAGGTTATTGTTAACGAAAGTGAAGGTAAGAAGCCTGAGCAATATGTTATTAAAGACATTAACGTTAACTTACAGAATCTAAGTATTGCTGAAAAGACGACAACAGACTTTATGACTCAAAGTGGTTCGGGTGGCTATAATGCTGCTACTGCATACAGTGTTCCTAATAGTGGAGGCAGTAGTGGTAACAGCGGTAGTAGATTTAACTTGAACATGAACGAGTCAGCCATCGATGCAAAGCATATTGTTCACTTGAGTTTAACTGAAGGCCTAGACAGATTCTGGCCCTTTGGTCAGTCCATCTTAGAAAACATTTTCAAAGTATACAAACAAAAAGAATTATTAGAAGATGCGATTCTTATCTATCGTATCCAACGTGCTCCAGAGCGTCGAGTCTTTAAGATTGACGTTGGTAATATGCCAAGTCACATGGCTATGGCATTCGTTGACCGTATTAAAAATGAAATTCACCAACGTAGAATTCCATCTATCCAAGGTGGACAAGCTACAATGGATGCTACGTATAACCCATTAAGTATCAACGAAGATTATTTTTTCCCTGTTACGGCTGATGGACGTGGTAGTGATGTTACTACTCTACCTGGTGGTGACAACTTAGGACAGATTGATGACTTGCGCTACTTTAACAATAGGTTAGCTCGTGGTTTGCGAGTGCCAAGTAGCTATTTGCCGCAAGGCCCAGAAGACAGCCCGACCCCAATGAGTGATGGACGTGTTGGTACAGCAATGATTCAAGAGTTTCGTTTCAACCAATATTGCGAACGACTACAAAAGTACATTAGTCAAAAGCTAAATGACGAATTCAAGTTGTTTATGCGTTGGAGAGGGTTGAACATTGATAGTTCATTGTTTAACATTAAATTCAATGCACCACAAAACTTTGCTGCTTATCGTCAAAGTGAACTAGATACTGCACGTGTAACTGTATTCACCGCAATGGAAGCATTCCCTTATATTAGTAAGCGTTTTGCAATGACACGTTTCTTAGGATTGACTGAAGAAGATATTGAAGAAAATCAACGTCTATGGTTTGAAGAACGTGAAGAACCAGAAGACAGTGAAGCATCAAGTAGTGATCTACGTAGTATTGGTATCAGTTCTGGTGACATTGAATCAGACACCGAGACTATTGAAAGCACCCCCGAAGAAGGTGCTGAACAAATGTCGGGTGAAATGTCACCGGCAGTTGCTGCACCGGCTAGTATGGGTGGCGCTACAGCACCAGCTGCGTAAAAATTGATAAATACTTTATAGGAACTCCAAATGAAGTTATTTGAAATGTACGATGCACCCACTCAAGGGTACCAAGATGTTGATCAAGACAACAGCAAACCAAAATGGAAGCAAGCCCGTAAAACCAAATTAACCTTAAAGCAAATTCGTAAATTACGCAAGATGAATGATGTTCGAAACTACGAAAAGTCAAAAAATCTTAAGAAGATTCGAAAACAATATACACCGGCCCCAGCAGAAGGTGCACCGACATTATAATCATTCTAGTACTAATACTACTAAAAACGTAAAAAATGAGTACTTAATGTGCTCTTTTTTTTGATACACACTAAGTAATTATTACAAAGCCATTAATCTTATAGGAGAACTCACAATGGATAACAAGAAATTTGAGAAACTGATTGATTTAATTATCAATGAAAACGAAGAACAAGCCCGCGCATTGTTTCACGATATCGTGGTTGAAAAATCACGTGAAATCTACGAATCAATGATGGACGAAGAGTTAGACGAAGCTGCTGAGGAAGACGAAGCCGCGATTGAGGAATCATCTGAAGAAGATGAAGAATCAATTGAAGAAGGCATGGAAGGCGACGAAGTTGGCGGTCTATTAGATGAGATCGACTCTGAAGAACAAGGCATGAATGAAGAAGAAGACGAATTTGCTGATATCGATATGGATGACAGCGCTATGGACGGCGAAGAAGAGCCAGAAGGCGAACTAGAAGACCGCGTAGTTGAACTAGAAGACAAACTAGACGAACTAATGGCAGAATTCGAAGAAATGATGGGTTCTGACGACGGTGAAGAAGAACAAGATTTTGATGGCGAAGAAGACTTCGGCGACGAAGATCAAGAAGAAGAACAAGGAATGATGGAAGCTGTGCAGCTACAAAAAGTTTCTGTGACTCACGGCGATAACGGTGTTAACACTAAAAGCGCAGTAGGTTCAGGACCAAAGATTCCAAGTAACGGCGCAAAAGCAGTTACTACAACTGGCGCTACAGCAGTTGGTGGAACAGTAAAAGCTCCAGCTACGATTCCAGGAACATACAAAAACGCACCAGGCAAAGGTAACTTCTCTGAAAAAGGCGAAGCAGCTCCTAAGCCAGCAAAAGGTGACGGCGGACAGAATACTAAATCAATCGTGGGTGAGTCACGTAAGATGGTTAAGAAGCCACTTACACGACCAGTCGCTAAGAAGATTGTCAAGTAAGGATACCTAAGATAATGGCTTTGTATCTTAAAGAGCACTTAACTTTCGACCGTGCGAGCATGGAGGTCTTAAGTGAAGGTGAAGGTAGCAAGAAGTCCCTTTATATGAAGGGGATTTTCATTCAGGGCGGGGTAAAAAACGCGAATGAGCGGGTTTACCCCGTGAATGAAATCGAAAGTGCTGTCCACACGCTCAACGAACAAATCACTACAGGTTATTCAGTCCTAGGTGAAGTTGATCACCCAGACGATTTGAAAATTAATTTGGACCGTGTCTCACATATGATTACTCAAATGTGGATGGACGGTGCAAATGGATTTGGCAAATTAAAAATTCTACCTACTCCAATGGGACAACTTGTGTCCACGATGTTGGAGAGTGGTGTTAAACTAGGCGTATCTAGCAGAGGTAGCGGCAACGTTAACGATGCTAATGGCCATGTCAGTGATTTCGAAATAGTCACTGTGGATATTGTTGCTCAACCGAGCGCACCTAATGCTTACCCTAAAGCAATCTATGAAGGCATGATGAATATGAAGCATGGTCATAAATTGTTGGATATTGCAAAAGACGCTCAGGGCGATAAAAAAGTACAGAGATACCTGAAAGATGAAATGTTTCGTCTTATCAAGGACCTCAAAATCAACAAAGGGGATTAAGCATGTTAGATGCTATCAAACCATTACTTGAAAGTGGATTAATCAATGATGAAACTAGTGTCGCTATCAACGAGGCATGGGAATCAAAGTTAAATGAAGCCAAAGAGCAAGTACGTGCCGAATTACGTGAAGAATTCGCACAACGTTATGAACATGACAAAAACGTAATGGTAGAAGCCCTAGATAATATGGTTACAGACGGTCTTACAACTGAAATTGAAGAATTCCAGTTCGAAAGACAAGCAATGAACGAAGACCGCGTTAACGCAAAGCGTAAGCTGCACGAAAACGCAAGTAAATTCAATAATTTCATGGTTACTAAACTATCCGAAGAAATTAAAGAGTTGCGCAATGAGCGTAAGATCCAGAAAGAAAGTCAAGAAAAGCTAGAACAATTCGTTGTTCGTGCTCTTTCACGCGAAATTAAAGAATTCGCACAAGACAAACAAGCTGTGGTTGAATCAAAGGTTAAGTTAGTTGCTGAAGGTCGTAAACAACTTGAAGTATTGAAGGCACGTTTCGTGACCGAATCTGCTGCAAGAATGAACACCGCTGTTACTAAACATCTTAAGGGTGAACTAGGCCAATTGAAGGAAGATATTAAGACTGCTCGTGAAAACGATTTTGGTCGACGTATTTTTGAATCGTATGCAAGTGAATTCAGCACAACCCATTTACAGGAAAAAGCTGAGACACGTAAGTTGTTCAACCAACTTAAAGCAAAAGATACACAATTAGCTGAATCCATTAAAACAATGAAAGCTGCAAAGCAATTAGTTGAAAACAAGGAACGTGAAATTCGTATCATTAAGGAATCCAATGTCCGTCAAACGACAATGAATGAATTGCTTGGAACTCTAAATCAGGAAAAAGCAACCGTAATGAAGGATTTACTAGAGAGCGTACAAACAGGACGTTTGCAAACCGCTTTCGACAAGTATTTGCCAGCAGTGCTTAACAACATCAATGAAAAGAAAGACTCTAAAAAGTCCATGATTTCAGAGACTGTTAAAGCAGTGACCGGTGATAAATCTGCCATGACACAAGCTGAAGACCAACCGCGTGATAACGTGATTGATCTAAGACGTTTGGCAGGGCTTTAACAGACATAATTTAGGAGATATATAAATGTCACAAGTTCTATTAGAAGGCCGTTGGGACGAAACCAAAGAAGCCCTACTCGAAGGTCTTAAGGGTACTCGCCGTTCAACGATGGGTGTTATCTTAGAAAACACAAAAAAATCGCTACTATCTGAGTCATCAGCTGGTACAACTACATCTGGTAATATCGCTACGTTAAATCGTGTGATTCTTCCAGTTATCCGTCGTGTCATGCCAACCGTTATCGCTAACGAGTTGGTTGGTGTTCAACCAATGACAGGACCAGTTGGTCAAATTCACACTCTACGTGTTCGCTACGCTCAGTCTTTAACAGACAACAGTTCAGCTGGAACAAGCGTATCAGCTGGTGAAGAAGCATTGAGCCCATTCAAAATTGCTCAAGCGTACTCTACACAGACTAATGCATCTGGTTCGTCAAACATCTATACTGGCAATAATACTGCTGCTCTAGAAGGTAACGGCGGCAAGCAGATTTCTGTTCAGATTCTACGTCAAGCTGTTGAAGCTAAGTCACGTAAATTGCAAGCTCGTTGGACATTCGAAGCTGCTCAAGACGCACAATCCCAACATGGTATTGACGTTGAAGCAGAAATCATGGCCGCTCTTGCTCAAGAAATCACTGCTGAAATCGACCAAGAAATCTTGTTATCATTGAGCACATTAGCTACGTTGGAAGAAACATTCGACCAAGCTGCTGTATCTGGTACTGCTACATTCGTTGGTGACGAACACGCTGCTCTAGCTGTTCTTATCAATCGTGTTGCTAACAAGATTGCTCAACGCACTCGTCGTGGTGCTGGTAACTGGGCTGTTGTTTCTCCAGCTGTGTTGACTGTATTGCAATCTGCAACTACATCAGCATTTGCTCGTACAACAGAAGGAACTTTCGAAGCACCTACAAACACTAAGTTTGTTGGTACATTGAATGGCGCTATGCGTGTTTTCGTTAACACATATGCATCAGATAGCCAAGCTGTTCTAGTTGGTTACAAAGGTACATCAGAGACAGATGCAGCGGCATTCTATTGCCCTTACATCCCATTGATGAGTTCTGGTGTTGTTCTAGATCCATCAACATTCGAACCAGTCGTATCGTTTATGACGCGCTACGGATATGTGGAATTAACCAACACCGCGAGCAGTTTCGGGAATGCCGCGGATTACTTGGGTGAAATCGACGTTGCTAACTTGACATTCAAGTAATCGCAAAATCGACTTCTACTATCAGGTAGTAAAGTAAAAAAGGGCACCTAGGTGCCCTTTTTTGTTGGGTTGCCCAAACTCGTTCTTGCCCAATAATGATAAATAAGATATACAATAATATTTGGGACCATACATGGCAGCAGATGCATTCAATTCAGCGGGTGGATTTTCAACAGGGATACCACCGGTACCAGTTATCGACCTCAATGGTAATATCACGGCTCCGCGTGCTACCATTGCAGGAAATATATCAGTAGGCGGTAATGCAGCAATATCAGGGTCTATCACTGCTACTAACTTTTATGGTAATGTTCAGGGCAACATCACTGCAAATATCAGTATCACCGGTCCTAATGGAGCATTATTATTCAACAGCTATGGCTTAGCCGCTACTGCTGACAGCATCAAATACAATCCGGATACTAAGTCCGTTACTGTTGAGGAAAATTTCACTGCAAACAACTTTTCACTAGGATTAGGTGATAGCCAGTTTTACACAATTTCGTCGCTGGTGGCAACTACGAACAGTGCATCCGCAGACCAAGTACTTCATAAGGTATTAGCTAGTGCGGTTTGCTCAATGGATTATACTATCATTGCAACTGATGCCGTTGCAAACACAAGACAGACAAGTAAGTTAATTGCAGGTGTATTAGGGAATGATGTTGGGTATTACGAGTATGGAACAATTGACACACCGGCTGCAAGCCCGGGCGTGGGCGATTTTAAGGTTAATTTTGAGCCAGGCAATTTTGGTGGAAATGTGACACTAACAGTCACACCGATGTCAGCCCATCTCACGAATTATAAGATTTTGATAACAAGCTATAAAGCATAACAAAAATAAGGAAAATAAAAATGGCAATAAGAACGTTTAATTCAGTTGGTGGTTTCTCGGTAGGTGAACTAGCTACTACAGTAATCGATAGTACCGGTATCGGTAGTTTCACTAGTATCAAGACAGACCATCTGTATTATGCAAATGGTAATGCTTGGGACTTGCAAGAAGCAGCAGGAAGTAATGGCTTCATTCAGTTCAACGTAAGCAACAACTTTGCAGCAACTGCAAATCTAACCTTTGTAACTAGTACTGACTATGCCAATAGTCTTGATGCATTCAGAGTCATTGGAAATATTTCTTCAAACAATATCTCGGCAAGCAACTCTATCTCGGCTATTGGAAACATTACTACTAACGGTAATTTCAGTGCTCAAGGTAATGTATCTATCGGTGGAAATGTGTCCATCACTGGAAACATGAGTGTTGGTACTATCACTGGTAACTTGATCGGTAACGTAACTGGTAACTTTGCTGGTAATGCGACTGGTAACTTTGCTGGTAATGCGACTGGTAACTTTGCTGGTAACTTCTCTGGTAACATCACTGGTGGTGCAACAATTTCTGCACCTGGATCTGATAAAGAAATAATTTTCAACGATGGTAACACCATTGAAGCAGCATCGGGATTTAAGTATTTCAAGGCTGATAGCAGTGTTGAAGTAACTGGTAATATCAAAGTAGGTGCAGTTGCACATATCGTAGGGAATGCTACCTTTGATAGCACATTGGACGTTACTGGTGCGGCAACATTAAGCAGTCTATCTGCAACTACTGGTTTGTTCTCAAGTACATTGGGTGTTACTGGCGCAGCTAACTTATCAAGTACGTTGAATGTTACCGGTGCAGCTAACTTGTCAAGCACATTAGGTGTTACTGGTGCAGTTAGTTTAGCAAACACATTAGGTGTCACTGGAGTCTCTACGTTAGCAAATGCAGTCATTACGACTGATGCATCTGTTGGTAATACACTAACTACAAAGAACTTAACAATCACCGGTACTGTTACTGGTGACTTGAATCCTACTGTAAATTACGGTGGTAATCTTGGCAATGCAACTCATGCATGGAAAGATTTATGGTTGTCTGGCAGCACTATTAATTTAGGCTCACAGACCCTATCATCTAATGTTAATGGTACTACATTGTCTGGTATCACTGCAATGACTACTGCGGTTATAACAGGTGTTAACACTACCGCTGATGCATCGACTGGTGCTCTAGTAGTTGCCGGCGGAGTTGGTATCGGTGGAAATATCTATGTAACAGGTACTGCAAAATTAGAACATGATGTTCTAATTGGTAAGTCTGGTGCCGTTGCTAATGCAAACGTAACTGGTAAGTTACAAGTAGGCGGCGATGCTGCTATTACCGGTAATGCAGACATTACTGGTAACATTACTATCACTGGTGACTTAACTGTTGGTGGTAATACAACCTATGTAAACACAACTAACACTAGTATCAAAGATGCTATCATTGATTTAGGCGGTGCTGGCTCAGGTGGTGATATTACTGGTTCGGCGACCGGTGATCGCGGTTTATTACTTCACGGTAGTAATTCAGTTAATCAGTTTGTAGGCTGGAGCACCGGCAACAGCGAATTTCAGATGCTTACTGCTACTACACTACCCGGCGGCGTTGCAACAGGTAGTTTAGCAACTTTAAGAATTGACACATTACGTGGTACTCATGTATATGGCACTATCGAAACTGATACTCAGCCTAACGTTAAAGTTATGCTAGGTCTTACTGATACTAATACCGGTAATGCAAACGTTACTCTTGGTAAAATTGCCACATTATATGCAAGTGGATTGAAGTACCCAACAGCAGACGGAGCAATTCCTGCATCTAATGAAGTTACAGTATTGAAAACTGATGGTGCTAACACCTTAGGATTCTCAACTATCCACACTGATAGAATTGCAAATGCTTCTAGCATGGTGATGGTTAACATAGACGGAAGCACTGATGTAACTGCAAATGGGGTATTATCATTCAGTGTTATCAAAACTGGTGCTGCTGTAACTGGTGATTTAGCTGTCAGTGGTGTTGTTAACGTTCCTGCTGTTAATGCTCCTACAGTTAACACATCTAAGGTGTCAATTGGTAGCACATTCATTTATTCAGCAAGGCTAGAAACTACTACGACAAGTGCTACTGTTATCGCAACTGTTGATTCTGGGACGTGCCGCGCAGTTGATTTCTTTGTTAAGGGTGAGAACACAAACGGTAGTAAGTATACAGTTGCGACTATTACTGCAATTTATTATGGTACCAACGTAGATTATACAGTTCACAGTAAATTAAGTGCTGGTACTGGATCAGCCGGTTCATTTACTGTAGTATTGAGTGGTACTGACATACAGCTTATTGCTACTCCGACTAGTACTGCAAGCACGATCTGGGTTACCCAAATCAGAACTATATAAATAGATGTATAAACTAAAAAGAGATACTCATGGCAATTAAACAGTTTAATTCAGTAGCCGGATACTCGGTGGGTGAAGACCCACGTAGTGTCATAGATGCCAATGCTAATGTAGCAGCTAACGCACTATCAGTTAGTGGTGATGCTAGCATTACTGGTAACTTAGTAGTTAATGGTACTTTCACTTATCTTGAAAGTACTGTAACTTATGTAACCGACCCTATCGTTGAACAAGGTGGAGCCTCAAAAGGTAACGTCCTAACATCCAACGATAATCATGACAGAGGAACAGTACTTCACTATTATGACGGCATTGCAAACAGTGCTGTCAATGCATTCATTGGCTGGGATAACAGTGCGTCAGAATTTGCATTAGCTAGCAACATAGCTCTTGCGGACAATAATGTCACATTCAACAAATATGGTAACTTGCGTGTTGATAACATCAACATGGCAGGTAGCATTGTTGCTAAAGACGTTACTTCTACTGGCAACTTAGTTGTTACTGGAAGTATTTCTGCTACTGGTGGCTTTACCGGGGTGTCTGGTAATACTGTTCCGCTCGGTTCTGCTCTAGATGGTAACTTAATCAGCCCTGGCACAATTACATCATGGACATCAGCTACCAAAGTAACTGACGCAATCGATGACCTCAATGAGGCAATGGAAAATGTACGTAATAGCACATATGTAAAGAGTGTTGCATTCACCGGAACACCTACTGCAAGTGGAGTGGGTTCTACGGTAACGTTGGTAATTACTAGTGTTGGTAATCCAAATCGATATGATATAAATTGGGGCGATAGTAGCTACAGTAATGCAGTTTCTATTGTTAATCCTACTCACGTGTACACTACTAGTTCAACTACTCCATACACTGTAATCGTGCGTGGTTACAACAATGCAGGTGTTGGTACCGGTAGCGAAGCAACTGCTACTCAATCAAACTACATCACAATCTATACAGCTAATCCTGTAGTAAGCTATAGTCTATACCGTGCAAGTACTGGCGGAACTGCTCTAACAGGCAGCACTCTGTATGCTTCAGAAGGTGAAACAATCTATCTTGAGAACTTGACAACCAATACTACTGGCGCAACTGTTACATATACAGTTAACTGGGGTGACGGAGTTACTGAAACTATCACAGGTGATAGTTCAGCGGGTGGAGTTGGCGGCGGTAGAAAGAGTCACGTTTATGCAACAGGTCAGAATTCTGGTACTGGAACAAAAACAATTACATTGACCCTAACTGCGCACAATACAGCTACACCATCATATATTGCAACTGGTCCTAATAGTACTAGTGCAATCAAAGTGTACAATCCAAGTATCTCTGCACCAAACGGATTAGGTACAAAAACTGTAACATTCAGTTCTAGCGTTGGTACTAGTCCATATCTTGCTGCTAACTTTGCTAACAATGCAGGTGGTGCAACAACTTATGTAGCTGGTGTAAGCGTTAACAGAACGATTGCTACTACTGGAACTATTGAAACAATAACATTGACTTCAGTTGCATATGACGGTGATAGCGGAGTGTTGAGTTCTATTGTAAATAGTGCTGACACTGGTAATATCACTCTTACTACTGCAAATAACGCGGGAACAAATGGTTCACTTGTATTAGTTGCTGAAAGTGATTATAACTTGTTGACTAGTGCAGGTGTTGCGACTACATTTGGTCTGTCAACTTACAGCCCTTCATTGTACAAAGGCTTCACTGCCAAAGTAGCTACTGCTGCATCTGGTACAAGTACCGGGTTAAACAACATGAAATTATCTCACAGCATTAGTGGTAACACTAATATCGTAGAGTTCATTAAAGATGATGTAATCTTAGCTCCAACTATTGACTTAACTACTGCAACTCTTGCTAATGCAACGAATGGAACATATCGTTATATTTCAGGTGTGCCGTACTACAACACTGGATCTCCTACAATTACACTAGCTAGTGCTAACATCTATAACTGGATTGGTCAAACATACCAGAACACAGCTACCCCGTTTCAAATCGAAGCTGGTACAAATGATGAAAGCACAACTGGTAACGTAGTTACTTCACAGACTAAAACGTATGCAAACTTAGATGGTGCATCAACATTCTTGTCTGGCGGAATACCAAAAGCTAATACTGGTAACACTGTTAGTAGCCCTTATACAATCGGAAGTCAACCAATCAGTATTACTGCATCAAGTATTGCAGCAGTACAGACTGTTAAGTTTTTAGCTACTAACGTAAACGGTACTGGTTCATATGCAACTCATGCTAAGAAAGTTCAAGTGTTTACTGCTGCGCCTACTGGATTCATTGAAGATAGTATTGCATGTGCA